GAATGTTTATTAGCTTTGCTTTTTTATAGTTCATCATAATATTATCTCCTTAACATTAATTATCGTCCATTACAACAGCTGCTTGATCAATTCCTGACTTTGCAAGACTGACTCCAGCTCGTAATTTTGCTAAATCTTCGTTTTGATCCATCTTATCTTCTGAAAGTTCCTGTGCTTGCATTAATTTTGCTCTTGCAAGGTCTTCATCAGCTTTGTCTGCTGCTTTTTTTCGTTCATTTTCCATTGCACGAAGGTCAACTTCACGTGATTTTAGTTTTAAAAGAGGATCTGAATCAAATTGTGAAGTAATTTTATTCTCTTCCTTCATAAATTCTTCAGTCATTTCTGCAATCAACACTGCTTTTCTTGATTCAACTTGATTTGTTAGTGATTGAAGCTGTTGTTGTACTTGTGGATTAGTTGCTGCTTGTTGTTGCATCATCATCATTTGCTGCATTTGTTCTCTAAACTCTAATTGTACCTGTTCTTGTGCCATAATTGAAATATGTTCTAATATATTTTTTTGTATTGCAGCCATAACAGCAGGATTATTTCTAACCATGTTAGTTGACATAAAATTTAAGTGAGCTGTAATGTGTGCTCTATGATCTTGACCAGGAAAAGCTTGAAAAGGTTTGCCACCTAAAGCATTTATATGTTCTAAACTTGGATCCATCGGTGCTGTTGGTGCTGGTGGTGGTAAAACTGCATCAACATCTTTTACACCTATTGCATTATACATGTTTCTATAGATTTGATACATGTTGTGTAGCTGTGGATTTGATGTTGCAATTTGTAATTGTGTTTGGGCCAAAGTAATTCTTTGAGACATTGAAAATATATTAGGGTCCGCTATTGGTACAACATCTACTCTATCATCAAAATCAGATTGTTTAATATTTCTTGCACCACCTACAACATCATAAGGATATTCTGGCGGTAAATATTGTGCAACTACTTTTGATAATAATTTAAATTCTGATTTCATTGCTGCATAACATCTTTTGTGTATTGCAGACATAACACGTGATCCACGTTCAAGAAGTGCAACTGTAGTTCCAACTGCTGCTGCTTGATTACCATCACCTACTTGCATGTCAGCAATAGCCGCGAACCTTTGACCAGCTTGTACAACTATTCCTAAAAGATTTAATAATGTTTGAGATGGTTCTTTGTAAGGTAGAGGAAAGAATGCATCTCTTAAATTACCACCCGGTGCATCTACATCTTTAAATTCACCTGGTTGTATTGGTGATGCTTCATCTCTAACTCTTACACCCCTTT